ATGAAGAACTTCGGTTTGGGCGATAATATCGCACTGGTCAACAAGATGTTCGGTGAAGAAGTCAAGCTCTATGAGGAGCTGACCAAGGACCTCGATGGTTTCACCTATGAGGATCTGGTGGCAGAGGATTACGTTGATCCGTATGCCCGCCACATCATGGCACCCGAAGACTGCGAAGACATGCTTGATTATTTCCATGCTTTCCTGATCTGGTCTACTGTTCGCAGCTGGGCAGAGCATCTGCTCGACCTTCGTCGTGCCGTTCTTGACGAGTTGGCGAAAGATGGCGAAGAGTAACAACATCATCGTGCCACGCTTCTATCAGCCCAGGCCGTACCAGCTTACGGCCTGGAAGCTGATGCGTGACCCTGACATCAAGTATTACATTCAGCTGTGGCACCGGCAGGCTGGCAAGGATACCGATATGCAGCAGCGGTGCTTGAAGTGGGCATTTGATAATCCGGGTACACAGTCAACATACATCGGCCTTGACAACGTGTGGGTTAATAACAACATCTTCAAGAAGTACATCAACAACAGAACCTTCTGGGCTGAGTATCCAGAAGATATCATTGATGTCAAGGACACCCAGAAGGAAGTGTACTTCAAGAACAATCCGGAGGGTCTTGCTCCTGCCCGCATCAAGTACATCGGATTTCTAAATGACCAACAGCTGATTGGTTCTTCGTATGATAGGTTCTATATCTCGGAAGCCTCTCTGTACAACAAGAATGCTTTCTCGTATATCACGCCTATCTGGGAGAACAAGCTGAAGATGGGTGAGCCGTTGTTCGTCAACTTCAATGGTACACCACGAGGAACACGCAACGTGTTCTACGAAATCATCAAGAACTACACGGGAGAAGACGATCCTGCCAAGTTCCCTGGATTGCATGAGAACAAGGCAGGGTTCAAGGTCTATGTCGATAAGGTCACCGTGTATGACAGCATGGTGCCTGACGGCAAAGGTGGACTCAGAAGGCTTTACACTGATGAGGACATCGAGCGTGAGCAGGACTGGTACCTCAAAGCCTATGGCAATCTGAACCTGTGGAAGCAGGAGAAGATGTGCGAGTTTGGCACAGTCAATGCTGGCCTGGTCTACCTCGGTATTGAGAAGCTGGTTGAAGAAGGACGGTTCACCAGATTCAATATCGACTCACACAAGCCGGTCTATGTTGCATTCGACATTGCCTCTAAAGGTGCAATAACGGATGCCACTGCGGCAGTCATATTTCAATTTATCAATAATATGATGTTCATCTACGATATCTACGAAGCCAGAGGGAAGTCTCTGGTGGAGTGCATAGCCGAGTTGAGCACTAGACCGTACTTCCAATACATCAGGTTCGGTGCATTGCCGTGGGACTCTGAGAGATCTGCTTCTTCCGAGACGCCAATTGAGGAAGCCAAGAAGATGTTCCCTTCGATCAATTGGCATAGTCTAGACAAGGAACGTGTTGACAGAGGTATCCAAGAGGTCAGACGGATGCTTCCTAATATGTTCATTAACTCCGACAAGTGCGACTACCTCATAGAGTGTTTCAACAACTATGAGTACAAGCGTCTTGAGAAGCAGGAAGACTGGTCACCCAAACCAATGCACAGCAAGTACAGTCACCTGATGGATGCACTGAGATACGGCGTCATGGCAATCAACGAGATTGAATACTATGGCCTGAATGCAGATGGAACATGGAAGTTCCAGCAAGGTGAGTATGAAACCACGAGATACCAGAAACAGCCTGAGATCACAACTCGTGGCCGGATGGAGGTAGATCGAAGTGGATATTACACGTATAGCTGAGATGATGGAGAATGGCGGATTCCAGTTAGGGAAGAACGATGATGCCATAAAGCCAGGAGAGGATAAGATCAACTATGATGTTGTACCATATATCGCAGACCCCAAGGCATGGGAACAATACTCAGACGGCGCTCTATATGATGCTGAAGTTCGACTCCGAGGATGGCTCAAAGAAATGTCCGCCATTCCCATGTTCCGAAACAAGAGAAGTGCGAGAACATACAAGTTCAGCCAAGTATTCCAGATCCTTTTCGGAAGACCGTATGTACAGAAGACCGATGGAAGATACTCCACGAAGCTCTCAAAGCTCTTCCGCTACTACTGCTCAAGTACTGCTAGAGGATATTATGACAGAGATACTGGGAGAACTCAGTCCAAAACAGCGTTCTGTTTTTCTCCGGCTCGTGTCAAAAATCCTCCGTACTCTCTGAAGCTGCGGCTTGAGTGGCTCATGGAGCAGGGGATTCTCCCCAGCGCAAAGAACATGAAGCTTCCGAAAGACATTGAGATAGGTCATGCACGCAACCCAAGGACTGAAGAGCACAGAGAGCAGATGAGAGAAGCTGGAAGGCAGAGACAGAATGAGTACCAACGAAAGCTTAGAGCTGAGCACAACGCAGGCCGCGCCGTTCGCAGCTACAATAGACGAGCATCTGACTCAAACGGTTCTGTTCAGGACAATGGGTGATGTGCTGAAAATGCATGAGAATGCGACGAATGCCAAAGCGCTGTTCGTCGCACATCTCATTTTCGATGCTGTGTTCAACTATGACATCCAGTCAATGAAGCAAATCATTCAGAGAGTAGACGGAGCAGTACCGACAGCAGAGCAGCGAAACTACTATGCTAACATATTCGCCGATGCTCTTGAGGATGTTTTATCGTACCAAAAAAAAGACCAGCTGAAAATCCAGCCGGATGACCTTGCCATCATAGCAATGGCGAAGGTGGTGGTGTGGGTGTCCATGTCAGATCCTGGCAATAATGCCCAGAAGCGGAAGGACAAACAGGACGCAATACAGATCATTCTTGAGAGGTCTGGTGGCAGAAAGAGCGAACCGACAAAGCAGTTGTTCGCAAAAAATTACGTGGAACCTGACTGGCTTAAAGGACTACCTGTTGCATCTGAGTAGCAGATGTTGTATCATCTACAATATCTTGAAAGGATGTAAACATGAAGGTACAAGCTGTATTGCGTGAGCTGGTAGACCAAGCAGCAAAAGCCGAGAATATGTCAAAGAAAGACTGGTGCGAGAGCCGTATGGTATCCTACGGTACCTTGCTTCCATGTGCGAATGGCAAACGAGGGATGACCATAGGGACTCTGTACCAGTGGTGTGAGCTTCTTGGCGTTGAACCTTGGAAAGTAGTGTACACTGCGAACAAGCTAGAGGCTGAGGATGGACGAGGAACTGGGTGGTGAATGAATGATTGACCTTAAAGCGTTGAGGAATGTTGGCAATCTGCATGAGTTCGCCGAACTATTCGGTTTCGATTGGGATGACCCAGATTGGGATTGGACATGGCACGATGTTGCCGTGAAGATGGCTGATGAGATTGAGGCATGGAACACCAGCGAAGAGGCGAACACGGACTGGAAGGCTGGCGCTGAATATTGGCAGCGTCTTTACGAGGCCAGTCACGAGCGGACATGCCACATTATCGAAGACGGATACATGGACGACCCTGCGGTTTGCAGCTGTTGCGGAACGCATTATGATGACGGCAGATATTGCAAATATTGCGGAGCTAAGGTGATAAGCAATGAGTGATGGAGATTTCCAGTTCAACTTTCCACCAGTCAAAGGGCTGGAGGAGTTTGCCGACCAGGAACAGCTTGCCCATATCAACACTGAGGTCATCGAATTGATTGAGGCATGGGAAGACGGTGGCAGATACAACATGGCGTTGGAAGCCATGGATGTCATCCACGCCGTTGAGACGTTTCTCAGGATGAAGGGAATCATCGGTGAGGTAGCCGATTATTACCGTGACGAGTGTGAGCATAAGAACAGAGTAAGGGGTTATTATGACGAACAGTAGAGAGAAAGGAGCAAGGGGTGAGCGAGAACTTGCGGGTGTACTTAGAGATTTCGGGTATGAAACACGCAGAGGCCAGCAGTATTCCGGAGCTAACGGAGACGCTGATGTCGTTGGGCTGCCAGGGATACACATTGAATGTAAACGAGTCGAACGGCTCAACCTGTATGACGCTATCGCTCAGGCAAAGCACGACGCCAGAGATGGCGAAATCCCTTGCGTCTTCCATCGAAAGAATGATTGCAAATGGCTAGTCACCATGGAAATCGACGACTGGATGAACATGTACAATGACACTACGATTCCAGACGACTGGGCAGATAGAATTAGGGAAGCCGAGAAAAAGGAGAAGAAGAATGGAAGAACCAAACGGAAGTCTTAAGTTTGATGCCTATGGCGACGAGGTGAAGGTTGCAGTCGATGGCGAAGTCAGCATGATGGCAGTGCTTGAGGTTGCCTGCTGGTGCATGGAGCAGTCGTATTACATCATGCTGAAGAACGATGACACGACAGAGGAATCCATGGCCGATGCCATCGTGTTCATGCAGACTCTGCCGTTGCGGTCCTTCTATCGTCTTCTGGACGACGGTCCCGAGGACAAGAAGGAACTCGTGCAGAGCATCATCGAAAAGCTCGTTGGAGGCGACAATGGCAGCGAAGAAGAAGTCGAAGCAAGTTCCCGGTAAGGTCAAGCAGTATTGGTGCTATGGCTGCCTGCAGTTCGACATCATCGACTGGAAAGAAGGCAAGTACCACTGCAACTACTACGAGCAGGACATCAAGCCTTCGGAGCATTTCAACTGCAAAAACCGGACAATTCATTTTATAGACGAGGATCAGATGAGCATAGATGATTTGTGAGAGATGCGGTAGCGAAAATACCGGCTGTATAGACAGCAGACAGCGAGAGGACTACCGTTATCGCAAGTACGAATGCCACAACTGTCATCGCCGGTTCACAACATATGAGCTGACAACCGGACGAATCTTCAAGATGTTTGGAGACGAGGAAGGATTCAAGGAAGCCCTGAGAGAAACCAAGGCCCCCAAGTAGGGGGCCTTGGTTTATGTCACATTCGCAGTTTCCTTGTCAAGGGTTGGCATGCCATTTGCTTCCTTGTATGTATATGCGAACTTTGCGAGGTTGTTGTAGCAAGACACTGCGTCGTGCATATATGTCTTGTCGCCGTTGAATCTGTTGAGATAGTAATGCTCTGCATCGAAGCCATACGGAATGGCAACCTTCTTGGACTGAGTGTATGTTCTAGCGATAACATTGTTCAGTCTGAAGATGGCATTACCGTTGATGGTGATATGGTAGTACCTGACAAGCGTGTCTACTCTGATAAGAGCATTTACGGCAGATAGTGTAACTCTATTGTTATTCTCGGTTTTAGGAGAGTTGAGATTCTTAACAATGTGCATACGTCTGCCGTAATAGTCTACTCCATTTACTTCTATCTCGATGTCTCCATAGAAGTAATCAAAGTTGAATTCCAGTTGACAGAGCCATTGCCATTGTGTATTCGGATTGCTGGTGCCAAGCTCACCGGTCTCGATCAAGACGGGCTGAGGATTGGCAAACGAATCTGCATATGTTTCCTGGTTATTATAAATAGGAGAGACATACGCACCAAGCGTTGGGTCGATAACACCAAGGCCATAGTAAACGCTATCTTCGTGATCATAGAAGAACAGGCCGTTTGCTGTCAGCGGATGAGGAGTATGTTCGCTATCATACCAATATGGCTGCAAGGTATACCATGCCTTGAGACCGATATCATAGCACCAGATAAACTCGTTGTACTCGCTGACATTGGCGTCGATATTGGAATAATCAACGTCTGCACACGTTGCCATATAGATTACATCATTGATGCAAACGAGATAACTGTTTGCGATTTCTGAACCCTTCTGCTCCTCGAAGACTGGAGAGATAGGAGAAGAAACCATCATGCTTCTAAGCTGGGAATTATACTCCATGGCCTGAGTGGTAACAAGAAGGCCAGTGCGATTAACGTAATACAGGCCGTCAGACCAGGCTCCACCACCATGACGGGATGTCGTACCAACAACGTTTGCTATTTCCTCGACCATGTATCCGGCAACAGACAGCTCAGATGTTGTTGTGATGTTCGTCTCAATGAGGTTGTATCTGCGCTGTTTGGAACCATTGACATTGGAGCAGAGAATGGTGACAATAGAAGACCCACCATAGGTCTTGAACTTTTCAACCATCTTTATCTCTGTACCAGCACCAGGCTCAACATCAATAAAAGAACCGCCAAGACCGAGAGCGAGACTGAGTTCATTACCGGCGTTGCCTCCAATGTAAAGTCTGTACGGATTGTCTGGATCACCCCAGAAGTACAGTCTGCCGTCAATCTCATTGACATATCTGCATGGAGCACCACCAGTGGTGTTGTCTTCTGGCGGGATAAGATTGGCGAAAGACCACTCCGCCATGTCTGTCATAGCGCCATAGAAATCGTAAGTCCAATGGTACTCGATTGTTCCACCGACTTCCTTTGGGAACGAATCAGCATGGCCAACATAGACAGGATAAACAGACTCATTCATGATCATGTAGATGTCAACGCCAACGCCCATGAACCTGTTGTCAATCGTAGCGGCAGCAACATTACCAGGAGTTATCTTGCCAGAGATTGTGACGTAGTTTTCGTTTGTCCACTGAGATGGCCCGATGTTGAAATATTTGATAGTAAAGGCTTGGCCATTGTTATAGTTTGAAAGCTGCGTTGCACCGAACTGATTTGTAATGCAGTAGTAGAAAGTACATTGTGCAGAGTAGAGTGCGTCTGACTGTGTGATATCAACGGATTTGACATCACCATGAGTTTCTATTTCTGGAGCATAAGCAGCTGTTGTCTGTGGAGTCAACTGATAACCTGAATATAGGGGACTCTCAAAGAAGTGCTGATTATCAGGGTTGCTGACATATATGCAGCCTTTCTTTGCAGTAATGTTGCCGACTGTTTCCGTCTTCTGGCCCATGACAATAAGCCTGTTCAGATAGACGTGCATATCGGTTGGCGCGAAGTTCTCAACGGATTTCACGTTTTCAGAATTGAAACTCATCCATTTGAAATTACTGTCGAAATCAAGTTCACTGCCTCTCTCGTCAACAATGTCTCTATCAACCTGCATGATTGCTCCGCCGGTTGTTGTATCACAGGCGAAGTATCCAAACTCATGGTCCATGAGAGAGACGCCGGTGAGTCTGTTGACATTCAGCGAGTATTGCTGAGAACCCTGCGAGGTGTATGTTGCACCATGCAGGGCTGGACCTGGGACAAAACGTCTTGGAGTCCAAGCAGTTTCAACGGCGGTCTGCTCCGTTGTCCTGAGATTGTTTTGGACAAGAAAATAGTTCGGAGGCAGGTCTGTCTGCCTATCTTCAGTGAACGTCTCATTGACATATGTGTTCCAGATGGGCGCAACCTCAGAGAAGTTAACGCCACGCCAACCTCGGAAAGCCTGCAGCCTCGGTTCGGAGTTCTGCAGGGCTTCCTTGGTTGCCGTCTTTGTAGAGTTTCGTTTAGCCATCACACTACCATCCAGAATCCAGGATTCCAACTAGGTATGTAATCAGATGTTGTAGCTGCAGCATTGTTCTCACGCATGGCGCTGAGCATCTTCTGGGCCTGATCCTGCAGTCCAGCGATACGGCCTTGGGCAGGCGGAGAACCTTCAGCATGATACTGCGCCGTTCTAATGATGACGTACATGGGATCAGGAACCTCGGTCAGCATCAGCTTCGGCTGAGCGGAAGTCATATACAGTTCGCTGCATGGATTCCAATTCTCGGGATCAGGATCATAGGAGATCGGCTTGCTGGCATCTACACCATGGCAGGAGCTGTTGCAGATATGGAACTTCGGTATGAGTCTCTGATACTGCAGGACAGCAACCTTGTCAATCTCAGGCATGATAAGCGGACGACTGAACACAAGCTTGTCTCCGGTTCTTCCAGTCTCGCTGTCAATGACAGAACCGTCGTTCACCACGCTCACGCCAATCGTCATGTCCTGCACGTTCGGTCGGGTGACAAAGGACATCTGCCGTTCGGCAAAGTCATTCTGCCACCCGATAGGAACGAACGGAACGGCGATGAATGGGGCGCGGTCGAAGCAATGGTACTTGCACGCGCCCCAACTGAACCCATCGTCTCCCAGGGCCTTGTTGAAGTTTGGACAGCCACTTTCGGAGCAAGCACTTTTGTAAGCATACAGGCGCAGGCAATCGTTGAATACTGTCGAAGCCTTGTAGAAGTCTTCAGGCGCGATGAAGTATCTCATGTCGCGCTGAGTCAAGCCGAGGATCGTCTGGGTACGAAGCCAGTTCCAATCCTCTTCCTTCTGCAATTCCTGAAGAACAAAGTTCGCCTCAAGCAAGACTTCCTTGAACTTGTCGTCCGTAGGCACGAAGTCAAGATAGACTTTCTCCTGTGCGTAGTACACCTGTCGAACGAACTCGATTGTGTCAATACCACGGGACATAGTTTACTCCTACTGTTGCTGAGAAGCCGCCAAAGCATAGGGAGAGATTGCACCCTGGCCGATGATACCACGCAGCCAAGGATTGACAGTACCGATTCCAGAGCTTGCAGAAGAAAGAATACTGAGAATCTTCTCAACTTCAGCAGCAGATCTGTTTCCAGAACGTCCAGTTATCTCAGCAAGATCCTGGGCAATCTCATCAAGCTTCTTATCTCGTTCGAGAGTTTTCGCATCAAGTGCCCTCTGCCTTTCAGTAATTGCTTTGGTAGCTTCATCGAGAGCTTGTCTAGCGTTATCAAGCTTACTCGACGAAGCCGTAGCAGGCTTGAACGAAGACGTGAGTCTATCGCCTTTTTTGATTGCGTCTGATTCTCTACCAAGCTGTTCGAGTCGGGCGATAAGCTCTTCTATACTCCCGTATGTTGTTGCAGACCCGGTGAGTGGATTCCCCTGGAAAACGTAAGGCTGACCAGGAACAGTAAAACCGGCAGGAGCTGCAGAAGCTGCAGGCGCTGCGGTCCTACTTGCAACTTGAACGTTCGGGATTCCAGAACCGGCGGTAAACCTTGCTGCTGGTGTAGCTGTTGGAATGGCTGCTGGCGTAGCTGCTCTTGCCGACGTTGCCTTAGCTGCTTGCTTTGGTGGCTGCCATCTGCCGCTTTTGCCTATTGTCGCGCCGTTCTTTCTTAAAAGTGTTTCAATAGCGCTTTGTTCATTACTTATTCCAAACCGAGACATAGGGTTCATCAAGTCGTCAAGATAACTAGCAGCAGTATAGCCAGCTGGGGCATTGCCCTTCAACGTCCAGTCAATGCCTGCTCCTCCAAGAATATCTTCCGCTTGTTTCACCCGTTCGGCATTAGCGGTCTTTTGACCCATTCTATTCTGTCTTGCAACATCTGCTACGGCACGATCGTAAGCGGCCTGTTCGCGTGCAACATTAGCGGCGGCATCTTGACCGGCAAATCTAGCATCGGCAAGAGCTTTTTCTGCATCACCAAGGCCATCTCGCACAAGAGCAGCACGTTGTGATCTCAGCTCATCAGCGGCCTTAACATCACTAAGCCACCTACCAGCCCAGCTGCCATCTCTCGCAATTCCGGACGCTGCGTCTGCTGCTGCATCAGCGGCCTTTCCACCAGCTTTGAGTCCCTTGAGAACGCCGCCTATTCCCTTGCCGCCTTTTGCGACACCGGCAAGAGCGCCAGCGCCAGGGATAAGCGACATTATTGTGAACAATGTGTCGATAGCACCAGCACCAATATTGCCGTTGCTGAAGTTTGTAATGGCGTCATCAGCGGTTCTAGCCGTGCCAATACCTGGCAGCATATAAGAGGCCATAGATGTGAGCCAGTTGCTATCAAGAAAATCTTTAGCCTGAGACCAGCCAGAGCGGCCATCGTTCGATGTGCTTGACAAGAAGTTGGAATTATCTCTTGCAGATGCAGCAGCCTGACCGATAGGCGTAAACGTCATTGTCTTATCTTCATCAGCCATTGTTATCTGCCTCCTCTAATCACTGGGCCTCTGCCTCCAGTAAGCTGAAGATTCCCAAGACCTTCCGGCATAGGACCGGCACCACCACCAGGAGCCATACCCTGACGGTGCTGGAGCATCTTTATCAGCATGGCAAGCTTGCTTGGGTCCATCTTGCCACCTTTCCCTTTGGTTGCGGCAAGTGCGGCTCCAATGCCCTTGCCTTTGTTGATTGGTGCAGTCATCTGTACTCCTAACCGTATCTTCTGCCTAAGTTGTCTTTCCAATAATCAGGATTCGTCTTGGCGTTATTATACCCTGCTTTGTTGGCTTCTGCTTGTTTTTGGACAGCACGATTTGTTTCTTCTGGAGTCCTTCTGAAGCCGAACAGATCATAGCTTGCAAACGCATGGTTCTCCGGATTTCCAAGATTCTCATAGATTGCTCTGTAGGAATCAGGGATGTAGCTGCTGGTATCAACCTTGATCGTTCCATCGGGATTGATACTTGCGCCAAGACCAAGACCTGCAACATAATCCTTGCCAGCCTGAGTAAGGTTGCCGTTCCTGTCCATATACTGCGAGGCAACGCCATAGCCGCTCATTTGGCCGAGAATATTGTTGATGTAGTTCGTGATATCAGCGCCAGCCTGCAGCTGGACATTATCAAGCTGAGAACGAAGGTTGATCTCATTCTGGATACGCTGCTGCCTGTTGGCGTTAATCTGGTCATTGAAATTCTGGAAATACTGATTTTCGCCTTGGCGGAGTGTTTCAAGGATATTCTGGTCAGA